AATAGTTGAAACAACATCTGGCATACCCAGGGCCCTTTCCCAACACAGGGGGTTTGGGGGTTTTTTATTTTTGGAGGGGCGATATGGGCGACAGCGACGGAAGCATATTAAAAGAGCAGATCAGGGACGTGGTTCACGCCATTGGTGAATCTTTGAACGAATCCCAGTGGTATGACTCCATTATTCTGGATCAGACGCAGTACACGGAAACCATCGGGCTGGACAACCTACCGTTTAACGATTGCTTCATCGCAGACACGGTAACCGGCAGGTGTGAATGGTCTGCCGGGGATAAGATGCGGTCGATCAAAAACGAGATCGTTTCTCTGCTGAAAGAGTCAGGTCCAGTTATCAAGGAATCCTTGACGACTGAAAACCCAACCAAAACCCAGCGGGAACCCGGTGGTAACCCAAGCCTAACCCAGCGGGAACCCGAACATTACTCGTGGGAACCACTGCCAGCAGACAGGGGCGCGGTGTTCAAAGCGTTCACGAAATCAGATGGGTGCCCGAATTACTCCAAGATTGAGCACGCTTGCGCTGGCATGGAAGCAGAGGAAGCCGGGGAGTTTATCGCCAAACTGCAAGCGTATGAAATCCTAAAGCCAGTGTCTGATGAATGTGGCGTCTCTGATGAGGAGATGGGAGCGATTCGGACAAGACTGATTGAAATCGAGGGTTGGGACTGTAAGAACCAGCCGGTCGATGTCGACAAGGCAGCCGATGCGATGAATCGCGCGATAGAAAAGCTTGATGGCAAGCCAAGTAAGCTGCTGCAGATGCCGGGTTGCCCATGGCCGAGGGATGGCGAATTCAAAGCGGCTGTCAATGAGTTCCGCGTCAATGATGACTGCCTGGAATCGTTTGGCCCGAAGCTGGCTGATGGCGATGATCTCGCTGATACATCTTGACATCGTTCGGGTGCCTGCTTTGATCTGCCCCGGAGGTGGATTATGAGTTTAACAACAGGCACAAGGGACTTACGAATGCTCGAACAGGTTGTTACGCATCCTCAGTGGGAGATGCCCCCTGGACTACACAAAGAGCTGCCTGCTGCGATGGCTGAGATTGCTTTTGCGAAGGTCACGGACCCGAGTACCGGCAAAGAGGCTTACGCCTACAACAGCCGCAAGCGTTCGATTGCCGCACGTATCTTAACCCACATGCACCAGCAGAATATCAACGCGGCTCCCCCGGTACAGGAACACGACGTGCATGTATCTGGCGATCTACACGCCACGGTTGAACAGATGGAAAACTCCAATCTCTCAATCGAAGAACTGGAAGCACTGGCAGCATCAGCCCCCATATTCGACCGCCTCAAATCAATGCAGCAAAACGATGCAAACTGATGTCATACGAATTCAGCGAACAGGATCAGAAAGCAGCGGACGCGGCCCGTATTCTGCTGGCGACGCGCAAGGCTCAGGCCGGTGATCCGTTCGACTGGATTGAATACCAGTGGGGCAAGATCTATTACGCGAAAGACATCGTGGAGAACCCTGCCCTGCTCTCTGAGATCCAGCGGATGCGCGAACTCAAGCAGCGGCATCTGATTCTGGATGACTTCCAGGTTGATATGATCCGGTCTGTATTCGATCCGGCTATCCGAGAGGTGTATGTCAAAGGCAATACCGGCTGCGGTAAAGGGGGCGCGGCGGGAATTATCATCTGTGCGTACTACTGCATTTACCCGGATGCACGTATCGTGATCACTCGCGACAGTTACAAAAAAGCCAAGGATGTGATGTTGGGCGAGGTCGATTCGTGGTGGCGTAAAATGCGTTATACCCCGACCTATTTAGAGTTTCAGGCGACCGGCATCACGGATAAGAACAGCCGAAAACATGAGACCGTTGTCAGTTCGCCGAATTCCGGGGAAGGCTTTTCGGGCCAGCACTCCCCGCATGTGTTGTTTGTGTTTGACGAAGCGACTGCCGAGGTACTTAACCCCCGGTTTGCACTGGCGAATACGCAGGCGAAGAAGTCTCTGTTTCTGGCGAATCCCCGTACGACGGCAGGCAAGTTCCGGGCCGGGTTCGATCTGGCTGACGAAGACGAAAAGGATCTGACTCAGACGCTGATTGGTCCCTATGGACGGCGGCGGTTAATCACCATCGGCGGCGGTGACTGTCTCAATGTCAAACTGAAGTGCCTGCAAACGGCGATTGCCCCCAAGGGCGGCGTGCTGATCGATGGCCAACGTTATGACGCGGGTGAGATGATTGACGCCATTGACATGCAGAAGGCGGCACCCGTCATTCCCGGCCAGACATCGTATGACACCTATCTGGGGCACCTCGAGCATCCAGACCCCGCTTGGGTGCGGGTGTACGCACATGGGAAGTTCCCGGATGAAGATCCAGATAAACAGTTGATCTTCCGCCGTTGGTTCAAAGAACCAAATCGCCTCTGGAAGAAGTGGCATGATATACATCGCAGGCACAAAGAGCGGGCCATGCAGGGCCAGCACCTGATGAGCTGCATTCCCAGGCTGCTGGATCTGACATTGCCTGTTGAGGCTTTCGGTCTCGACGTGGGTGCCTCGCTGAATGGCGATCCCTCGACCTTGACTGCAGGCGGCAACAAAGGCATCCGGCAGGTACATGAGGTTCGGCTGGGCGATGCTGGCAGCCTCGTTGACTGGGCGATAGAGACCGCGCGCAAGTTCTACCGCATTGACCTAACCAAAGGCGGTCACCCTGTGGGCGTTGATATGGATGGAGTCGGCTGGGGCGTGGTGGCCATGCTTCGCAAACGTGGCGTCAAAGTCGTTGAGATGCGTGGGAATGCCACTCCCGACGTGGACCCCAAACGATACACCAATCAGCGGGCAGAGAACTATGGCGAGTTCGCTAAACGGATTGATGAAAACGGTTCGTGGAAGGATATTCCGTTCATGATCCCAGAAGACAATCTGTTGATTCAGGAGCTGACTGCTCCCGAAAAGATTCTGAGAACAGATGGTTTCAAATTCGCAATCACCCCCAAACGGAAGATTCCAGGCAAGGAAAATCAAATCGAATCAGTGACAGAGAAGCTGGGCAGATCCCCCGACCGGGCCGACTCAGCAGTTTACTTTTACAGAGCATTGCAATCGGTGGATGTGTCCCTCGATTCAATCCTCGAAAACGACGAATTCTTCTAAGGACTATGAGAAATGGAAATCGCAGCCTCAAACGCTCAGTACATCAAGCACAACAAGGAACTGCCTGAAGACAAACGGCAATCACACGTACTTCTAAAGTTCGCCAAGCCAATCAGGGTTTCGCAAGTAAAAGAGTTCTTTCGGATTCACCTGAGTCCAGAGATGCACGCTCAGGGGGAAGAAGGATTCCAGACTGAGATCCTACAGGGAAGCCGATCCCAGAAAGGTGGATTGTGCAAGAACTGCGGCCAGCAGATGGAACGACCAGCAGAAGCCTGGTGTATCTGCCGGAATGATTCGTGCAAGAATGCGGGCAGGCGGGTTTATACCGGCAAGCCCCGGGGCGTGATCGATGTTCTGGTCTTCCCTGACTTCATTTGTGCCGTGGAAACAGAGACAGAAACGCTGGTCAACGGCAACCCGTTTGACCTGCTCAGCGGGAAAATGACGCTGGATCAGTATTCCAAGCTCCCCACCATGGAATTGAGCCATCAGGTTGAATTCGTCAATCAGTGTTTACTTGCTTTGGACCGTCGCTACCCTGATTCCGTTTTAGCCGGTGTGTACCGCGCAGCAGGGACTATTTGCGACATGAATCATTGGACTATGAAATGACGGAGAAAAAGAAGGTTCGCGTAATCAAGGTGCCGAGATATGTCTTGCGGGAATTCAAGTTGCTGCAGTACCAGAATGAATTGCTCGAGGATCGGGTTAAATATCAGGGTGAAATCATTTCAGCCCTGAGGGATGCTGTTCAGACATTCCAGGCAAAGGCGAATCTGGAGGGGGCTATCCACACAACCGAACTGCAGGCGTTAATTAAGGCAGTCAACAATGAGCAATAGATTTCTTGACACATTCAGTCCACAGGTCGCACAAGCAGTGGGTGGTCCCGACCTGCCTTCGATCATGTCCATGCCTTCAATGCGTGGCTCGTACAGTTCGATGCAAAAGGAAAAAGAGCAGATCGAATCATTTGAACTGTGGAACTACGTGGCCATCAATCGGATTGCCACCAAGGTATCAGAGGCACACCCCATTTTCGGCGTGCCAGTCAAGACCGAGCCGGGGCAGCGGCTGCACCTGGACAGAAAGCAAAAGCATCACCTGCGCGCGACATATAAGGGTGTACTGCAGTCAGAGGCGTATGACCTGAAGCCGATTCCTGACGCAAACCCGCTGGTCAAGCTGTTTCAGACTTGCAATGAGATGGACTGGTGGGAGGCGCTGCGGTACGAAACAGAAATGTTTCTCAGGCTCACTGGCCAGTTCTTTTGGTGGGTGGTGCCTAACGGTCTCGGGCTGCCTGCTGCCATCTACGTGATGCCCAATGACTGGATGACTCCGATCTGGGACTATGCTGGTGTGCTTGATCACTGGATGGTCACGCCGGAAGGCCGCGCGAAACAATTCCGAATACCAGCGGAAGAGATTGAAATCTGCGGTTTCAAGAATCCGAAATCAAAGTTCAGTGGTCATAGCCCTGTTGAGGCGGGTGCGATCTGGATTGACAACACGAAGTCGATCGAGCGCAGCCGCTGGCATTCGTTTAAGAACTCAATCAATCCCTCTGTGGTGCTGAATCTGGGAGACAGCTACAGCTCCCAAGTCACGAAGGAAGAAATTCGTCGCATCAAAGAGCGTGTGATGTACCGCATCTCAGGCGTGGAAAATACATCCGAGCCCTTCCTTGTACCGCCTGACATGAAGATGGATAAGCTGCATTATGCCCCGAAGGAACTGGATTTCTCAAACTCATCGGGCGATGTGCGGGATTCGGTCTTTGCACTGCATGGTGTACCAAAAATTCTAGCAGGCGTAACCAGTGACATGAACCGATCCGTGGTGGAGACAGCGTACCTAGTCTTCTGCGAGAACGTCGTTAATCCTTCAAACAGGATGCTGGCTGGCTTTATCACTCATCGAATTGCCAACAAGTTCGATCCCCGAATTGTCTGCTATTTCGAAGACTGTGCACCGGATGACTGGGAACGGCAACTCAAAGAGGACGAACTCGACTTTAAGATCGGGGCGCTTTCTCCAGACATGCAGTTGGTCAAGCGTAATCGTCAGCCGCTGGGTACTCCTGCATCGCAGTCTACATACATCGCCAGCAGCTTTGTCCCGCTGGATGACGCACTGGCTATGGATGAAATTGACGACGACGCGGAAGAGGAATCGACCACTACGGCCCCACCGGAACCAGAAGATGACAACACTGACGACGAATAGGCTGGAGCCGTTCTTTGCCCAAAAGTCAAAGAAAGACGCGGCATATAAACGCCGTCGGCGGATCGGTAAGAGCTGGCGACGGGCCTACGATCCCACTGAATCCAGGGTGTTGAAGAAGCAGACTGCATTCTGGCGTGGCGTTTCTTCTGATGTCATGAAACGCGTGGAGAAAATCGGTAAAACCGGATTCACTGTGGATGATGTGTTCAAGCCGTCCGACTACAAATCCCGCTTCAATCGCCTGATGGTGCCAGAGTGGAACCGGATGCTCTGGCGTGGCGTGGAGTTCGAACAACAGTGGTTTGATACTCAGGAGATAGATCAGAGGTTTCTCGCACAGGTAATACAGGATGTCACTCTGGAAGATGCTGAGGCCCCGCCGTCTATCCATGTTGAGATGTCACCTGAAGTGCAGCGCAAGGCAAAGAAGTTCCTGAGCCAGAGGGAAGCTGGCATTTGGAATCGCGTAGGGGCAACATCCCATAAAGGGCTCAGGCGTGCGATCGAGAAAGGCCTGAAGGACGGGGACAGTCTTGACGCCATGTCAAAGCGAATCAGGGGCATCTTGAATAATCAAACCAAGTATACATCCAGGCGAATTGCTCGCACTGAAGTGACTGGCTCCATGAATTATGGCCAGCAGATCACGAGAACAGAAATCGGGATTGACAAGAAATGGTGGATTGCAACTATCGACCAACTAACACGCGGAGTCAAACCCAGCGATCGGTTTAATCACATCGCAGCGGACGGCCAGATTGTAAAGAACAACGAAGCCTACACGGTCAGTGGTGAGAAACTGATTCATCCTGGAGACAACTCACTGGGAGCATCCGCAGGGAACATTATTCATTGCCGCTGCACCTCAGTGGCCTACTTTGATTGAGGAATGAAATCGATGGCTAAAGCTAAAGAAGCAGCAACAAAAGGACCGTTCAGGGTTAAGTACCAGATCCTTGGGCGCAAGGCCGAAACCCGGAATGTCACCATCCCAGAGCCAACAGCAGATCAGGCGGAACAGGAAGCAGCCATCAAAAAAGTGCTGGCTGCTGAATACAAGGTGCCCGTAGCGGGCGTGAAGATCCTGCCGCAGAACCCGATTGAAAAGCCGGTTGAGTTTGACGGTTCTGATGTTGCTGATGCCGAAAAGAAAGGCCCCATGACGGTCGAGAAGGTCCGTGCACTGAAGAAGCCGGAACTGATTGAATTCGCCACGGCTAATGAATTCGATCTCGGCGAAGACCCCAACAAGATCTCGGAAGAGGACCTGCGGGAAATCGTTGCCATGATGTTTGAAGATCGCCAGAAAGGCCTTGAAGCCGAGAAGTAAATCGCAACTGTTAAGTATTTCTTAATAGTTCACCGACACATCCCGATGGAGTTTAAATCATGCCTGCTGCAACTGTTATTGATGATGAATTGGATCAGGAAGACGTACCGGAATTCGTTTCGGATATGGATTCGATCCAGTCTGACATGATGTCTCATGCACCGGATCTGGTACTTCCATCGGGGCGTTTATGCCAGCGTGATGAATCAGCGATCTACCAGGCATCCGATGCCGGGGCGATGTCTGCGGACTTTGTGATCGTGACCCGTCCGAAAGAGCAGAACCGCCACGGGAACATGCTGCAGTTGATTCCCAACAAATTTGGTAAGGGCATTGTCACGCAGTATTACGAACAGAACCCAGTCGTGCTTTATGATCACGGCCTGTCTGGTGAGACTCTGCCGATTGGAACCAGTCGTAATCCAAGCGGAAAGCTGGCACTGAAAGCCTCAGCCAAAAAAGTTGTGGCCACCGTCTACTTCAGCAAGCTGCCCCATGCAGAACCTTATTTTGCCGCTGTGGATGAAGGAATTCTGCGAATGGCATCCATCGGGTTCAACGTCTTAAAGGCCATGATGAACAAGGCCATGAAGGCTGAGCAACTGGCAGAAGGCGTTGAGCACTGGAGCGGCTGGCGCGGGTATGACTTCGTTGAAACCGAGATGCTGGAATGGTCAATCACGCCAATCGGTGCAGATCGTGGTTCACTTCGCCAGGCTCTGGAACGCGGGAAGATCCACGATGTCAAGATGCCGCTGCACATGATTCAATCGTTCCAGCAGGCAGCAGGAGACAAGCCCGCATGGACTCCCGGAATGGACTTCATGCAGCTATCGATCGCCGGTGGCATGATCGATATGAAAGGTTCTCACGAACAGATCAGCCAGTTTCTCAAGTCGGATTCGGCTGAGATTCTGCAAAAGATCGGTAAAGAATTTTCAACCCAAACACAAAAACCAAAAGAAAATGTTGACACGGTTCGGTCAGAAGTTATCAAACCAGCAGAAACACAGTCCGAGAAGACTGAAGAACCACAGTTAATTCCGGTTGAAGATCTGGGAAACAGCGTGGTTCAGCAGTTGAATCAGTCAAAGAAACAGCAGCAGCAGGTTGTTGATTCACTCACACAATCGGTTATGCAATCAGTCAGTGAGATTCTGAAGCCGGTGCGTGAAGGTCAGCAGCAGTTGCAAAGTCAGCTAAAGACGATGACAGGTAAACTCGATTGAATCAGCAACAACACAAGCAGGCGCGTGAAGAGCTTACCAAGGCATTCACAGATCTGCTGGATCAGGCAGAACAAAAACCATTCTGCACGATCCAACTGGAAGTCAAAGTCAAAGATGGAAAGTTTTTCCATTACGACGCTCAGTTTAAAGAGTCGCACAAAATTACATAACGCCGGTTAGGGAAGTTCGGCCATCCCGCTTGACTCATAATCAAGAGACCGCTGGTTCAAATCCAGCACCGGCCATTTAACTCATTTTCGGGTATTGGAAGAACCAAACCTCGTGTCACATTCATTTGTGGTGCGAGGTTTTTTTATTGCACTTACGGGAGTTTGATCATGAACTGGTATCAACGTTTAATGTTGGGTGTTTGCATTCTGATGGATGAAGCCTCAGACGGAACAGAGGGTACGGGCGGTGGTACTGCGGTTGTCGATCCTCCCAAGGGTGGCACGCAGACTCAGACAAAACCGCCAGCGAATACTGGATTCACCCCTGATCAATTACAGGCGGTGACCCAGACGATTACGCAAGCGGTTCAGGGGGAAGTTAAGACCATCGCAGACGCTCAGGAAAAGCTGCGAACTGACTTCGGACAGGCTGCCCAGCCACGCGGTAACGGCTCCCAGATGTTCGGTGCCCCCGGCATTCGAACTGGTGAAGACCCGATGTCAAGTCGTGGATTCCAGACAGCCCGCGCCATGATGATGGTCAAGGGCGAACTGGAACCGGAAAACTGCAAGGTGGAAACCGACCTCAGTCAGAAGCTTGCTGACTTCTACACCAAGCAGGGTTTTGCACGAGCATCACAGAACTCGATTTTCATTCCGATGGCGTCGTCCGAGATTGCCATGAATGACACCAATCTGGCTAACGAGGTCCGGCAGTGCATGGCCGCTGGCGTGCAAGGTGCTGATTTGGGAATGGCCTCTCACATGGCTCAACAGATGGGCTACGAGCAGGGGCGAGTTAATCAGACCCTGAGTGTGTACGATGACACTGGTGGTGGTATTTGGACCCGTCCTGATCTCGCTACTGAGTTCCTGCCTATGATTCGCAACATGGAAGTCATGAGCCGATTGGGAGCACGCACGTTAACCCTGCCTCCTAACGGGGCGTTTAACATGGGGTCCCAGACCAGCTCCACTGTCGGCTACTGGGTGGGCGAAAAAGGCACGATCACAGGATCTACCTTTGGAACCGGCCTCAAGTCGATGCGTGCCAAGAAATGTGCTGCAATGGTCACCTATCCGAATGAGTTCGTGCGGTTCGCTTCGGCGTCCGTTGAAGCATTTATTCGTGCTGACGTGGCTCAAACTTTGGCCCTGTTGGTCGATGATGCTGCACTGGCTGGTGTGGGATCGGATATCAAGCCGAAGGGTATCATCAATTACGATATCCAAGACCATACTGCGGGATCGGTCGCAACGGACGGTAATACGTTCGAGCCGGAAGATCCGGGTTTGATGTTGGCGAAACTGGAAGATTCCAACTTTGACATTGACCGCCTTGGACCGAAGTGGCTCATGCGTGGAACAATGTGGCGTAACCTGCTCAATCGTCGTGCTGGCTCTGGCTATGCTGCTGATGATGGTAAGGGTGAATGGTTGTTCCAGGCGAATCGTGACGACATCGCCAAAGGTGCTCCATCAATGCTGGATGGTCATCAGGTCGTTCGTTCGTCTCAGGTTTCCAACACCCGCGCTAAGGGTTCTGGAACTGACCTGACCTACATTCTGCTGGGGATCTGGCAGAACCTGATCATCGGTCGGCATGGGGTTCTCGAGGTCGCAACAGCCGACCAGAACAGTACAAACTTTGAAACAGATCAGCGTTCCATTCGCTTCATTCAGCATGTGGACACGTTGGTTACTTACCCTGATTCTTTTGTGATGTGCGACAGCATCGATATGGATCTGCCTGCTTAGTCCGCTGTGTGCTGAGTGTGAGTTCGAGGCCCCTCTGCTTGCACTCAGCCCGGTGGCTTCCAATTGATATTTTATTTTAATTTGAGGAATAGAAACATGGCTCAATCAGCTTTAATGGATATGCTGTCCAACGCTCTATACAAGCAGTCTGTTGTCCCCGAAACCTTGCTGGCTGGAACCACTGCCGCCAGCGGTCTGTCTGTCGATTGCGACAACATGATTGGATCGGTACACGGTTTATTCTCATGCGGTGAAGCCACTGGGTCACCAGACTCTTTCACGGCAACTTGCACACTGGAAGAGTCCACTACTGGATCTGGAAGCTGGACAAGCATTGCGACTCAATCCGCATTGGTGCTTTCTGCGGATAGCACGGAAGGCGTCATTCGCGGTGTGCGTACAAAGCGTTATGTGCGAGCCGTCATGACTCCTGCATTCGTGAATGGATCGACTCCCAAGCTGCCTGCTACTGCTCAGGTCTGCGGTCAGAAACAGACCGTCAGCTAATCCGGGTTTCGGTTTTTAATAGATTTTGAGCCCGTGGCACATGCTGCGGGCTTATTTTTGTAAGGCTAACCCAATGGCTCTGACGACTCTGGTAAAAGTGAAGCTACATCTGGGCATCTCTGGAACTGCTCAGGACGATCTACTGAATCAGTTGATCACTGAAGTGGATTCCGTCATCCAGCACTACACAGGCCGCAAGAGCTTTGAGTCCGCATCACGAACCGAATACCTGGATGGCAACGGCAAGGACGAACTGTTCCTTGCCCATCGGCCTATAACCAGCGTGACGGGCGTGTGGGTGGATGCTGACGGGTATTTCGGAAAGGGTACTGATGCTTTCCCGTCTGAATCAGAATGGACCGAAGGGACCGAGTTCGTCCCCGAGTCTGAAGAGGCGAACGAAACGAACGCGTCGATGCTGATTGCCCTGAATCGCGTCTGGACTGAAGGTCGCGGAAATATCAAGGTCACTTACACGGCAGGTTATGAGACCATCCCGGCTGATCTGGAACTGGCAGCCAATACGTTAATTGCCTTGACTCGCAAAGGTCGCAAGGAAGGCGGGCCGCTCGCTAGTGAAAAGCTGGATCAATACTCATACACGCTGCTGACCAATACGAATTCCAATCTGTACCCGGAAGCCGGCACCGTCCGCTCTATCCTTGCAAGGTATAACCAATGAGCTTCGAAGACCTGCTGGAACATGAATGCACGATCAAGCTATCGACAGTCACCGACTCCTTTGGAGTTGAGACCAAAGGCTGGGCTAATTCTTCAACCGGCAATCTGTGTGCAATCCAGGAGCGGTCGGGCAAAATCGAATCCACCAAAGTCGGACAATTCCACGAATATACCGCAGTTGGTTACTTTCTGCCGGATGCCAACCTGAAGCCTCGGGGCGGTGACGACCAGTTTGATCTGATTGTCTTGACGGCCCCTACTGCGATGTCTGGTTTTACGTACCAGGTGATTCACGTCAGTGATGCCTCTGGGCGTGGGCATCACCTCAAAGCCTACCTGAAGCGGGTGCCGTCGTCATGATTACGTTAGGCCGCGAATTTGAACTGGATCTGAGAGAACTGGAAACCCTGCTCTATCGCTGGAGCAACGAGGCTGAAAAGGAACTCAAGCAGGCACTGCGAAAGATCGGGGCACGCACGCAGGCAGAGGCCGTCCAGCGGGTGCCTGTTGAAACCAGCAATCTGAAACAGCGGATTCTCTGGAATCTCTATCAGCAGGCAGGCGAGTGGTTTGTTGAGATCGGGACCAACGTGATTGATTATCCTGAGTTTCTGGAGTTTGGTACGGAATACATTGCCAGCGGGCGGGTGAAGCAGTTGGGCGATAATCCGCTACTGACTGACCAACAGGCGGTGCATAACTGGCCAGCCAAGTCGGGCAATGCGACTGAGAAAACATCCGCTCGGATTGATACGGGCGGTGGTGCAAAAGGCCGATTACGCAATGCCAAAGGCCAGTTTCTCCGCGCACGGCCACAGGAACAGATGCCGTGGTTACGCCCTGCGTTTAACAAGAATCGAGCATGGGCGATTGCCTTGCTTGATCAGGCTTTAGCTCCTCCCCGTTCTTCGCAAAGGAACATCGCATGACCCAGCAATTCGAGGACTATCTGGCAAACTCACTGACGAAAGGCTACGCGAATCACAGCCTGAAATACCGCGAGCAGAACGGCAGAATCGAATGTGAGATCGGTCCTGAAGGAGAAAAACCAGAATTAGTCTTTACATCGCTTGGGTGCGTGATACGAATTCGCACAGAGGATACATCAGATGAGCCTGGATGAACCACAAAAAGCATTATGGACGGCACTGAATGAAGACAGTGGCCTTGCTGCGTTGATCGGTGCAAACCGCGTCAAACGAGGCTGGCCGAATTCAACACCAGTGTTCCCGTTTGTTTCGCTCCAGTGGTTCAGTAATACGTCAGTACCAAATGCAACGTATGTGGGTCGCCGCAGGGTGAACTTGCAGATCAATATTTATTCGTTTGATCCGTATTTGAATGAGCGTATTGAAGGGCGCCTGATCAACAATTATTCGATTCCACTAAAGGAGCCAGCGGGCATTGACTCAACGAACTATTGCATCACCGAGATGCACCAGAGCGATGATTCTTATCCGCTGGAATTCAAAATTGATGACGAAGATAACTTTATTCACCATCTGGCCAGTTCATGGAGACTGACCATAAAGCCTAAATCTGAAGGGGTTTAATCATGACAAGTGACGTAGACAATGTATTAGGCGGTCCTGGTTATGCGACTCTTGGCGCCACTGCGATTGGCCACACACAGGGCGGCATCTCAACAAAGTTCAGTCCTAAGACCAGGCCGGTTACCGTGGATCAATTTGGTTCGACGGCAATGAACTTGCGGCATACTGGCGATGAATGCCGGATGACAATCCCATTTGCGGAATGGTCTGCTGCTACGCTCAAAGAAGTGTATGCGGCTGGTAATGATGAGACTGGTGGTTCTGGTGCGGCCTATATCGGCATCGGTCGCAGCGGTGGTTATATCTACACGCCGCAAGCTGCTGAGGTCATTCCGTTCCTGACTGCGGAAGCAGCCAAGAAAGTCTCGTTCAATCGTACCGTCTCGATCGGTGAATTTGAGATCCCGTTCAACAACGAGGCAGATCGTATCTTCAACGTCGAATTCGAATGTCTTGGCGATGAGTCTGCCGACGATGGCGAACTGATTGGCAAGATTCATTTTGCTGCTGCGTAATCACCGGGCGCCGGGGGCTGTTGTGGATTCCGACACCGCAGCGGCTCCCGCTCTTTTATATTTCATTCGTAGGAACTTTCAGACATGTACCCAGAAAAAGCACAAGAGCGAGCTGTGAACCTGGCAAAAGCAGTCAAGCACTTTGCCGATGGAAAGTGTGATTTCAATGCGGTTGATCGATCTTACAGAGCACTGCTGCGGTGCTGTGGTGGCAAGGTCGGCGATGATTCGCGACTCACCTACCGAGACCTGCAGGCAGTGGTCAAGTCGGGCAAAGACGTTGAACAGGCGGCTAAGGTCTTTGTGCAAGCGTTGGCTCACGAGTTCGAGGCCCTGCACGCTGAGCTTACAAATGCGACAACAAAACAGGCTGCCCCAGAAACAAAGAAACCGGAGAAACCCGACAGCAAGTAGGTTGTCGGATTTATTTATTTAAAACCTCATTATTAAAAGCGGACTAAACAATTATGAGTGAAACTATCAAAGTTCCATTAAGCAATGGAGCAGAACTTGAGATCGGTGAAATGAGCCTGCAAGGCTGGTTTTTGATCAAACGTGAAGTAATGTCTCTGCTGTCTGACGAAGCCTCTCAGGGCATCCTCAGTGTGATCCTGGGGGAAGTCCAAGGCAGTGATGATGTCAATCTGGATTACACCACATTAGCACCGGCTATCCCGCGTCTGATCGGTTTGTTTCTGCAAACGATTGATACGAACACGCTCTATCTGGCAGAAGAGTGCTGCGTGGAAGAGCCTGAAGTCTCGCTTGAAAAGATGAAGCTGCGAGCCAGCGACGGACTGAAACTGCGAGAGGCCGTCATGGGTGCCAATGACTTCATGGAGTTTCTGAGGCTGGAAAAAAACTCACTTATCGCGGCGATCCCGAAGGAACACCGCGAGTCAATCGAAGGGATCTTTTCTCAGCTTGCTGGCACGTTCAATGGGAATCTGTCCTCGCCAGCGCCTACGGCTGGACCCCCGGCGTAATCCGGGGGCTGCGAGTCCGAGAATTTTACACACATTACGTCGCAATCAAACGGGAAGAAGCAAACAGAATCAACTGGCAATTTCAGGCTGCGGCACACATGAAGTGGAAGCCTGAGGATGCCAAGAAGGTTTATTTAGACATCCAGAAGCTGAATAACATCGGCTTCGAATCGCAGTCGGTTTACGAGACGGTCGCTCATCAGGACCGCATCAACATGATCGGCTCTGCAATTCACGACCAGGGGATTGAATGGATTGAAAAACATCCGAAGGAAGTCGAGTGGCTGAAGTCTGTTGGCTTAACGCCACAGGAAGCAGAGCAGCAGTTTAAGGATTGGATTACCAATGTCAGGTCAAGTTTCGATCACTCTGAACGACGGCACGGATTCGGTGGAAATCGCCGGTCCTGACGGATCAACAGAGCCCCGCTTACTTCCCATGTGGGTGACTGGCCAGTCTGCAAATCATACCCGGTACGTTTACCGAAAGACCCAGCGTAAGACGTGGCAATGGCGGCTCCCGCTTGGCAATCTGACTTACGCAAATCAGAAGGATCTAGAGAACTTCTTTACCGATTCTGTCAAAGGTCCGACAAATACTTTTACGCTAACTTACACAGATGGGACTGTCTATGCGGGTGTTCGATTCATTGATACGGAATTGCGCTGGCAGCGTGATGATTCCAACACTTTCAGCACTACGATTACTCTTGAATTACAAGGGCAACCAGGAGCGTCTGGGACGACCACCACGACAACGACTACGACAACCACGACCACAACAACCACGACTGCGGAGCCGACGACGACACCCCAGCCGACAACGACCGAAGGGGCGACAACAACCACGACCACCACAACAACGCTCGCGCCCGCAACGACGGCTGAGCCGACCACGACGGGTGAACCCACGACAACAGAAGGCGCGACGACGACAGGTGATCCAACCACAACGGATGGCCCGACCACGACTGATGGCGGGACTACCACAACGGGCGAACCGACAACGACAGCCGAGCCGACGACGACCGAAGGCGGCACGACCACTGAGGGTGGGACTACTACAACGACCACCACAACAACGCTCGCGCCCGCAACGACCACCACAACAACGCTCGCGCCCGCAACGACTACCACGCTGGGACCGGCAACGACAACCACAACGGGAGCACCTGAGGCATTCGGGGCGTGCATCTCGTGTGACGAAGATGGCGACGAAGTGTTTTATGATGCCCTGAGCTACAGTGTCAGCAGCTTAGATTCTGAGACTGCTTGGACTGATAAAGATGGCGGTACTTCAAACTTCACATTCAAGGCGGGTAGCGGCTATGCGTTCGCGGTCAATTCCGACGATGGAACGAACGGTCCCTATCGCGCTTTATGTAAGTCAAACTCTGGCGATGACAGCTATGACTTCACGGTGTGTGCCAGTATTAAAATTCCATCGGCCCTGACGAATAGTGAGCGTGCTGGTTTCTTCTTCCGGTACGTTGACAGTGACAATTACCTGCTTGCCATTATGGACCCCGACACAAACAAGATCCAGCTACGAAAGATGGTAAGTGGCACAGAAACGCTGGTCAGCGAAGCAGCCTTCACCTGTGATGATGGTGGGTTCCACATTCTGAAGCTGGTTGTTTTTCACGACACATTCCTGCTGTCGGCAGACGGAACACTTCTTTACGAAGCCGATTCAGGGATCACTTTCAATCGCGGTTCTACCGTGCATGGGATTTATAATTCGCGATCATCGGGAGCCACCTCTACATCGTCTGATTCTGTACTGTTCAATTATTATCGGTATGACAATTTCAGAACGACTCTGAATGACAACTTCACTGGAAGCGGCGACCTAACTGCCCACGTTCCAGACACGGCGTTAGTCGGTGCGGAATGGCATGGTGCTGCTTATGAAATCGACACGGTTTACGCGGCACGGACGGCAACGGGCGACGACATTGCACTGGCTGTGATTGACAGCGGCGTGGACGTGTCTCAGGACTGCTGTGTCATGAGGATTCAATCCAATATGCAGGTGGCAGTTACGGTTGGCGGCAAGGTCGGAATCGTGTTTCGATACTTTGACAGCTCCAACTATTACGTTGCATACCGGGACAGCGTGAATGACGTGTTGGTGCTGCAAAGGGTGACGGGCGGGGAAGCGACTACTATCGGCTCTTATTCCGTAACTGTGGGTGGTGCTGAGTCGGGGTTCGGAGGGCTCGCCATTTATGACGATGGATCTACTATCATCGTGAGTGGTGGTGATGCTGGATTAGCACTCATAACAGCTACGAATGAAACGCTGTTTAATGACCAAACCAGAGTCGGACTGTATTCGGCACCAGAATCAAGCGGTTGGTCTACGTCAGGAAGTCGGCATGATTATCTGACGGTTAAGTACATGGGGCCTGAGCCTGCTTTAGTCGCAGCGACAACCACAACGACTTCCGCAGCCACGACGACGGGGGCGCCGTAATGAGTTCTACCATCCACGCGCTCAGGGCAATCGTCAGCACGAAAACGGGTTCGTTCGTTCGTGGCATGAAAGCCGCGATCATGGCGACCAGGCAACTGCGTACACAGTGGGTGTCTGCTGCAAGAGACACGGCTTCGGCTGGGGCAAGGATCGTCGCCGTCATTGGTGCCATTGGCCTGATCTCTGCCAGTACGTTTGCGAAGTTCGAGCAGACGATGACGCGGGTTGGTGCTGTTACAAAGACTCTGGGAACTCGTGACTTCGCATTACTGGAGAAAGCAGCACGCGAGGCCGGAAAAACCACAAAGTTTTCTGCGACTCAATCCGCAGAGGCTATGGAGAACCTAGGGCTGGCCGGCCTTAAAACAAATGAGATCATGAAGGCCCTGCCAGGCACGCTTCAATTAGCATCTGCCGCGCAACTGTCGATTGGTCAGGCCGCAGACATTGCAGCAAAAACCATGCGTGCTTATGGCATGGAAGCGGAAGAACTGACGCGCATCAATGACACGCTCGTTGCGACGTTTACAACGTCCAATACCGATTTGGTCCAGCTGGCAGAAGCACTAAAGCCTGTAGGCCCACTGGCAAGGACATTGAATGTCTCACTGGAAGAGACTTCGGCGGTGCTTGCGAAACTCGCCGACAAAGGCTACCAAGGATCGCTTGGAGGCACAGCCTTACGCAATATTCTAGCAAAACTTGCTGGTGCTGCTCCCGAAGTTACGAACAAACTGCGCAGGATGGGGATTGAGACCCTCGACGCATCCGGCAACATGCGGCCTCTGTTTGACATCCTGCAGGAGATTGAAGCTGCTGGGATGTCGGGTGGTAAAATCATGGAGCTGTTTGGGGCGCGTGGTGGCCCCCAGATGGCTGCTCTGTTGTCAACGGGAACAGCAGAACTCAGACGTTACACTCATGAGCTGGAAAACAATCAGGGTATTGCCCGGGAACTCGAGCAGTCGAATTTGAAGACACTGGCCGGTCGTTACGCCATCCTAAAGTCTTCTGTTAAAGATGTGGTTATATCGGTTGGCAAGAAGCTGAATCCGACACTGCTGCAGACGATTTCGACGATAGAAAAATATCTCGACGCACACCGAACAGATATCGTTGAGAAAATGTCCGGTGTGGTCATTGGCCTTGTTAAGGCGATTGGCGATGTAGTTGTCTGGCTCGATAAAGCAGCACCAGCATTTAGCGAAGCCTATTCCATGATGAAAAAATTCATGGGTCCGGTTATTGAATTTCTCCTGAATAATCCAAGGTTGCTATCTGCACTGATGGCCTTGAAGCTCGCTGCCACGTTGGGTGTTACGCAGGCGATAACGAGTCTGGGGACAGCATTGATCAGCACAGGCAACGCCTTGGTTTCTATGGGGAGTTCCTCAGTGCTGGCAGGAACGAAACTGGGCGGGATGCTGACAGCAACCAACCTTCTGAAGGGTGGGTTGGTCGCTCTCGGACTGGCACTGATTGCGCTCGGTGCTAAGTATATTTACGACAATAACGAGTTCATCAAGAAGTGGAACGAAGAGACTGAGCGGGCTATTCAGCTAAACAGCGAACTGCAACGAATCACTGACAAAAGGTTTAATCGAAAGTTAAATAACATCCTCTCTATAGAAGACCCTACAGTTCGCATCGAGAAACTGAAAGAGATTCTAAAAGAAACAAACAACCAAGCAGGCTCTTATCAAAAGCAGATAGAAGCTGCGCAGAAAAGAGTTGAAAGGCTGGATGTTGCCTGGAGAAGGTTGTCTGGAAACGGAATCCTGAAGGGGGCGAAGGAAGAGCTTGAAGAGCTGAATGAAGGTCTTAAGAAGGTACAACAGACACGGGATGGCCTCGCTGGCCATATCGGCGATGCCAGCTTCGAGATGGAAAAAAACCAGCGTAAGCCGCAGCAGAAAGGTGCTGGCCCCGGTAATGTCGGTGCGTTCGACGATTCAGACCAGCCCGCTATTAACATGCCGTCTGAAGTCGAATTGAAACAGGGTGAAATTTCGGACATCCTTAGAGATGCAAAGCGTGATCAGGTTGACCAGAAGACGCCAGGGTTTTCAAGGATTCGAGACTTTATTGATTTGGGACCAACGCAAGAGCAGTTTCGTGAGTTCCTTGGAACCGTCGAAGGGATGACGCCTCGTTTGCAGTCTACGTTCTCAAACGTATTTAGTCGCCTGCAGGCCGAAGGGCAACTTACAAATGAGAATATGGACATACTCGCACAGCGTGCTGCAATGCGAGCCAATGAAGTCATTACCAAAGAACAGGAGAAAGAGCAAAAGCAAAAGCAGGTACAAGACGCGTTGGATAAGTCGCTGGATAATCTAGGACAAAAGTTAATGGGGTTAAAAGCGGAACTTCCTAACGAAGAGTTTAGTTCGCTTGCTTCTAGATTTATCAGCCTACGACAGATGCTGTTCTCTGGGAAAATTGGACTGCAGCAATACGAAAGCGGAATCGCTTCACTAACGAATCAGACTCAGAAGGCTGCTGAAGCTGCAAACGAGGCAGCCGCAGCCGAAGAACGCAAACGATTGATCCAAGGCAAGTTCAGCCAGAAGGATTTCAAGACCGCTCTGGAAGATCGCATCATCGCATTCAGACAGCAGCAGTTTTCGAATGCTGTTGAACAATCATTCAATGCCTTATTCGGTTTTAACAACCAGGTCGGTTCTGTCACGGAAGGATTTGGCAAGCTTCGCACTGGTCTTGATGGATTTGGAGAGCGTCTTGGTTCTGCTGCTTCTGGGATCTCGCAGAGTTCCGAGCAGGCAATGCAAACGCTGAGATCGTTCTATTCATCGGCACAGGGACAGGCCGCGAATCTTCGTAATCAGATCACGCAACTTGAGCAGAATATGACGCTGGTGGATACGTACTCCGCGCGTAAGCGAATCCAGGACATGATTGACAACCTGTTTAATCAGATCGACACCATCACGCAGGCACCACCACCAACCTTTTCCGGCGTGACGAATTCCAGTCTGTTTAATGATCCGGGCCTGCAGACTGTAAAAACTCAGACGAATAAGATCGATCTCAATTTCCCGAACATCACAAAGCTGAATCAGAATGACATTCCAAACATCTATGATGCTCTTGAGCAAGAAGGCAAAAGACGGGGGAAATCGTTTTAATGGCTAGGACGCTCGCATCTGCAACAGAGACGGAGAAAGAGAAAGTCGCAGGGGCATTCCCGCGATACATCCTGCAGGTTGATTTTGGTGGCGAAGTCGGCATCAAATATTATTCAGAAGAACTTTTGCACGGTCCGGTTCTGTGCGAGGGTCGCATCGATAGCTGGGGAGAATTACGACTCAACGCAGAACCGGGCAAGATCGGTGGATTTGATCAACTGACAATCACGTTTAACGATGCTGACAGAGAGTTGCGAACGCTGTTTGAAACTTATCCGGGTGTGCAAAATAAAATTGCCTATGTCTATCTCTGGTTTGATGGGACTGCATGGGCTGACAAACTGGTTATGTTTGCTGGGATTCTGACAACCCCGCTGTCATGGACAGAGAACAATGTGCAATGGTCCGTCAGTATGAAGGGCTTGCAGGAGCACTTTGATAAATCAATCGGGCGACTGATCAGCCAAGACGACTTCCCAGAGGTGAACTGCTCAAGCTGTGACGGAAAGATGATGCCGATTGTTTACGGCAATCCGTGCAAGCGTGTTCCCGCATGTGTGATTGATCGACCTGGAGAGGGGTATCTTGGATCAGCGTTTGGCCAGCAGGATGAAACTGTCGTTATCCACGACGAAGCGAGCAAGCTGTATTTTACAACTGGATCACAAATAACTTTGATTATCGGTTACCCAAATAACTTTGAGTCAGTTGTGGGCAGTTTTGCGAATGAGACATCACGGTTTTTTAATGTGACATCCAGAAGCAGCATCCTTTACAGCGGCAATGTATCGGGCATATACGCAGCAGAAGGCCAGCGATACATCATGATCAATCAATCAGTCCTCGCAGATCCCACGTTTACCCTCAGGGGCAATCCGCTCTGGTTGAACAATGGCAGCGGCTGGTATGAAACGATGATTACAACCTGGGATTATCAAGGAAGCCAGGTTGCGATAGTTCAAGAGCCTCCTGACTTTACGGCCAGTTCGTCAACAGAATTTAAAATCGGTTCAGTTGCTCAGACTAAATTTAATTGGACTCCTGGCGCACCCGTTTACGAACTTGGGACTTTCAAATACCTACTAAACTATTTGCCATCAGAGGAAGTCGTGAGGATCGAGGCTCTTGCATCATCAGGGTCTGCAGGAGGTGGCCAAACAAGGGATGTGTTTTTAACTTACAACACAAATGCCTATTCGGTAAACCTGAACGACAAGAGCCACAACGCGACGATCGGTAGGGAAACTGACGATCCCGGCCTGACTACGCTGACGCTTAATTCACCTCCAACTGTTTACGGTTTTCCTGAAGAAACAATCTATGCCACAATCAAAGGTATTATGAACGATGAAGGCGATGCGATCGAAGATCCTGCCGACATCATGAAGCATATTTTAGAGAGTCCGTTCATAGGCAACATTGCAGACGAGTACATTAACAACGATTCATTTTCCCTTGCTGCCAGCCAGGTTGTTACCAAGATGGGATTTGCAATCCGGGAAGAAAAGAAACTCAATGAACTGATCAGCGAGCTGGCAATGCAATCGAACTGCATTGCTTTCTGGGATACAGGCCAGATTTATTTACGGTATTTAGAAAGCGATTATTCTAACCATCAGGCAGTGCTGAACCCAGACAATGTACTTAATGGCTCGCTTTCAATCGAGATGACGCCTGTTAAAGACTATCCGACTGAGATCGTTTCGAAGTTTCGACAGGCTATTCCGAGCCCGGAGCAAAGGCTATCGCGGTCGAGCGATGAAGCGATCGCGTCTTTTGAAAAGAAGCGAACCGAGATGGATCTCTGGGCTTATCAGTACCCGACGTCCGTTGCGATCGTTACCGAGAATTGGCTGCTCTACCGTCTGAAAATGAACAAGTTGATCAAGATCAGTTCGTTCCTGAATTGCTCACACGTACAACCGGGAGATGTTGTGCTGCTGAATTACGCCGACGGAAACGGAGGATTGGTCTTAGACGCAACCTATGGTCGCGTGCGGTCTATCTCTCATAGGTTCGGTCAAGTCGAACAGGGAACAATCGACTCAATTGGCATGGTCGTTGAAACAAACCTCTGGCCATCCACCGTAAATGTATCTACGCCGGAGGATCAAGTCTGCGCAAGAATTATCGGCAATGCTGAAGATGGCGGCAGGGGGAATCCAGATTTTCCATCCGTGGGAGTTCCGGTCACAACGACGGGTGAGCCAACAACGACAACGACAGGTGAGCCGACAACGACGGCGCCGGGGACAACAGTCGCGCCGACGACAACGGCGAGTCCGTTTCCTGCAATTTGGTGTGGTCTGCCGATGACCCCAGGAAATCCACCAGTTGTAAATCCCGGCGCAACGTGCGGGCTTGACTTTAGTGATTTTGTATCTGATGGTTGTGTCAGTCCTGAAACAGAGGCAGCATTTGCAACAAATCATACCTTTGGTGTGGCTGATGTAGTGCACACATTTTTTAGACAAATCAGTTTTCAAAAAGAAATCGGAATCTATGGTAATATCACAATGAACTTTGGGTGTTACTCTCCATCGCATGTTTCCGTTGGAATAATCATTATTATGTATGAAACCCATGACCCTTACGGTCCGGAACATATCGTAACGTATGAACTTCAAACGTCAGCCGGTGGCCTATGGGCAAGTGGAACCGCAGACGTCAATGCGTTACCAATTCCGAATCTATGCGGAAACATTCCGGAAACAGTTGATTTCACAGCAGGGGGTTAGGTTGAAGAAAAAACTCACAATTGGAATGGCGGTCTATGATGATGTGCGGGGCGTCTGGTTCACGATTCAGGACATCAGGAAGCACTACCCTGAATTGATGGATCAAGTCGAGTTCATCGTCGTTGACAACAATCCGAATTCCAGCCACGGCGAAGCCACGAAGGATTATGTCGAGAACTGGGTAAACAACGGGCGATACATCCCGTTCGAAAAAGGCGGGACCGCAGCGCCACGGGATCACATCTTCCGGGTCGCAAGCACACCGGCAGTGCTTTGTATGGACTCGCATGTGCTGCTTGATAAGGACGTGTTGCCCCGACTGCTGGCGTGGTACGACCTGCACCCCGAAACAAAGGATCTGCTTCAAGGCCCGATGCTGTATGACGGTTTGGACGGCAACATGGCAACGCACATGAATGAAGTCTGGCGGGCCGGGATGTATGGCACATGGGGATCTGACCCGCGTGGGCATAACCCCTATAGCCCACCGTTCGAAATCCGAATGCACGGACTCGGGCTATTCAGTTGCCGCAAGGATGCCTGGCTGGGCTTTAATCCCGACTTCAAAAAGTTCGGCGGCGAGGAAGGATACATTCACGAAAAGTACCGAACGCACGGGCGTAAAACATGGTGCCTGCCGTTCCTGCGCTGGAATCACTGCTTCATCCGACCGGGAGGCCCGAAGTACCCTATCTGCAATTCGTACAAGCTGCAGAATTATCTGATCGGCTGGCGGGAACTCGGGATGAACCTCGACGATCCGGTTAATCATTTTCGCCTGTATATGGATGACGCGGAAATCAGACGCATCATTCAAAGCCTGGGAATCGATTACGAATTAAAACCGAAAGTGAAACATGAAAACGCTGTGCCAGTGTAAAGCCCCCGGATTCTGCCCGCGTCATCTGTGCGAGAAATCGCAAGCAGAGGTTCGCCAGTGCCAGACCGACTGGGTGCACTACCACTATCAGGAGCGAAAAACGGACAATCTGCAGCCGGGCGGTTCACACGTTAAGCGTGACCCGATCCGCTGCGATGTGATCATGCCGTACCACGCAGGAACCCTCGCTTACGTTGAAGAGGCGGCACGTTCGATTCTAAACCAGAACAACGCGGAAGTGATCTTGCATCTGGTCGGCGACGGGATTTCCCCTGAAGACGGAATTGATATGCCGGGCGTGAGGAAGTATTTCACGCGCAAGCAGGTTGGCCCCTATGCCGCACGGATGATGGTCTTTGACTATCTGGAGACCGACTTTATTCTGATGGCTGACTCAGATGATATCTACCATCCGAACCACTGCTTCTATGCCGTTGCCTGTTTGATGGACACGGGGCGTGATCTGTTCGGGGCCAGCATGGAACAGTTCGTTGATTACCGGGATGGCTCCTGCGATGTGCTGAAAGAGACATTCAGACAATTCCCGATCATTACATCAGGCAGGCCAGAGAAATCCGTACCAGATGGGAATATCGTACATGCGACCTTGGCAATCACTAAGACGGCTTTTGCGGCGTTGAATGGATATTATGATAGCGTTGTCGGTGCAGACACGCACCTGGTGAGGCGGGCCAGCGAAGCGGGTTACAAGTCGTTTATCTCTGATAAGGTTGTTGCACAACGGCGGCTGCATCGAACATCATTGACCAATTGCGCAAAGCTGGGAATCAGGTCTACTCAACGCTGGAAGATCAGGCAGGATCTGGAAGAGCACTTCAAGCGGATTCAGTCAGGCGAACCCGTGGAGTCATTCGGAAGGCTGGATAAGTGGATTAAGTCGGACCTGTTGATTGTGGGCTCGGCCCCCAGAGACACTGCGCCAGACATCGAAAAGAGCGATTACGATATCGATGTGTTTATCCCCTATTACAAAAATCTGCATTTAGTTCCCCAGACGATTGATTCGATTCTCTGGCAACACGGCGTGAAGCCGTTTATTCATCTGGTCAATGACTGTTCGCGAGAAGACGACACGGAATTAAAGCGGCGGTACGGGTATCTGCCAAACGTGGCCTGGTACAAAACAAAAAGGAATGTCGGGCCTTATGCGATTGCAAACAGCCTCTTTTATCACACGAGGACGCGATTTATCGGCATTGCAGACAGCGACGACATTTACCTCCCGGATCACTTTGGTACTGCTATCTCCGACATGGAAGGGAACAAAGCCGATGCCTGGGGAAGCGTGATGACTCAGTTTCTGAACCCGCTGGAGTTGCACACAAAACATAATCTATCGACAATCGAAAAGCACCCGATAGCCGACTCTGGAAGAAAAGTCGGTCTGCCGTATCCCCGGCTGGTTAACGGCACGATGGTGATCCGTAAAAGAACTTTCGAAGCGTTAAATGGATTTAATGGCAACTGGCAATGTGCAGCCGATACGGAGTTCTCTCAGCGACTCCAATTTCCGAGCGACGTTGGCGGGCGTGTTTTCTTCTCGGACCAGGTGACAGCACTTCGAAGAATATGCAGCAACAGCCTTTCGAATTCCGACGGTAAGTACGGCTTGAAATCTTCGGAGCGCGACCAGATCAAAAACGAAAGCGTGGCCCGATATCAACTCTGGAAAAGGCAGGGACTGAATGATCCTCGGCAGCATGGAACCCTCGACACTCAGGATGATGTATTGGATTCGGACTATCGGTTGACCAGCACCAACAGAGACAAAATAACGGCCTGTATTGCGACGATCCCCCGGCGAGTCTATGCGCTGGAGAAAACCATCGCGTCTCTGATCAATCAGGTAGATGCGATCAAGGTGCATTTAAACGATTATCAATTCGTCCCGGAGTTTCTGAAGAATCCGAAAATAGAACTTGTTTTCGGGGACAATTCAGCAATGAGCTGTCGAAAGTTTCTTTGGTCTGATAAGTTGAGCGGGTTTATTTTTACATGCGACGATGACTTGATTTACCCGCCTGAGTATGTGGTGAAGATGGCCGAAGCTATCACCAAGCATAAATGTATTGTCTGCGCTCATGGAAGCAGATTGCCACCTGGCAAGATTGAAAGCTTTTATAAAAACCGTACCGTCTACGATGCACGGCGGGAAGTTCCGTATGATGTCCGGGTGGACGTGCCGGGAACCGGAGTAATGGCATGGCACACTGATCACGTTCAGATCAAACCTGAAGATATAAATCTTCCGGGGATGGAAGACATCGCGGCTTATTGTTTTATGTTCAATAACAGTGTGCCGGGTGTTGTAGTAAAACATCAGACTGGGTGGTTTGTGTCATCAACGCATAAAAATGACGGTGGGCTTTACAGCGATTCAATCCGCGACGACAGAAGGGAAACGGAGTTAATCAATGCCCATAAAAACCATCGGGCGTAGCCTCTGGAACCGCCTCACTAAAGTGGGACACGTCGAATATGACGGATTCGTCGAGGTAAACGGCCTGCGGTTCACAAGCCTGCGAACCATGTTCAATGGCAATCCCCCAGATATTCAATTCGGTCTGTATGGGGACTGTCGATTCACAAGTAACACAATCAGAGAGTTCAAATGTTAGAAATCCCGAATCTTGAAATTCACGCGACCTACGCTTGCAATCTGCACTGTAAAAGCTGCTCACACTTTTCGGATATGCAGGTGGGAAAAAACGTTCCCCTGGCTGAGATCAGCGCCCAGATGATGCAGTGGAGCGGCCGTCTGGCTCCGAAGTTCTTTTCGATCCTGGGAGGCGAACCGACGCTAAATAAAGAACTCTGCGGAATCGTGCACGAATGCCGGAAGCAATGGCCCCTCTCGCAATTGAGACTGATCACAAACGGATTCTATTTACACAGACACCCTGACCTGCCGAAAATCCTGCAAGACACTGGCTGTGATCTGGCCGTTTCTGTGCATCACGACGGCGAAGAATATACCGAGAAGCTGAAGCCGGTGCGGGAACTACTTGACCAGTGGTCTGCTCAATATAAATTCAAGTTGACGTTTCGGCCATCGGCGAAAACATGGCGCACGACATTCGAGGGTTATGGATCTGAGATGAAACCGTTTACCGACGGAGACCCGGAAAGCAGTTACAAGATCTGTGTTGCGAAACATTGCCCGCAAATATTCGGGGGGAAAATCTGGAAATGCCCACAGTTGGCGTATCTGGGACTGGTTGATAAAAAACACAAGCTCGGCGACGAATGGCAGAAGTATCTATCGTATCGCCCACTATATCCGACCTGCTCAGACGCAGAGTTGCAGCAGTTCTTTGCCACGAAAGCAGAGCCGGCGTGCGCCATGTGTCCGGCCCATCATCGGCATTTTGAAATTTCCAATCCGTTGCATCCTCTGGAGCAGGTTAAATGACATTACCAAAGCTCGTCTGCCTCTGCTGTACTTATCTCAGGCCGCAACTGCTGGCATCCATGATTCGTGACTTCGAGTCGTTCGACTATCCAGACGATAAGAAGCAGCTCTTGATACTGGACGATGTGGGGCAATACCCCTCGGAGCCAAGTGGCCCCGGCTGGTCTATCATCTCGGAGAAAAACAAGTATCCCACTTTGGGAGAAAAGCGAAACGCTGTAGCCGCCATGGCTCCCGCTGATGCTGACGGCTTTGTTGTCATGGATGATGATGACGGTTACTGCGCATGGACACTCAGGGCTCATTCTGAGGCGTTACAGAGAGCGGACGTTTCCCAGCCGACGCGAGTGTATTCAGAAGCGAATTCAGACAAGCGGCTTTTACTGGATCGCGGCAAAGGAATCTTTCACGGGTCGTGGGCATATACCCCGGAAGCATTTAAAAAAACAGGAGGCTACACGGCCAGAGATAGCGGCGAAGATCTCGACCTGATGCGAGCATTCAGACGCACGCAATGCCAGATTGCTGATCCGTGCGAGAAGTATCCCCCCTATTACGTTTATCGTTGGCAGCACACTGGATCTTATCACGTTTCTGGCAAGTCCCAAAAAGGACTGGTACTGCTACGCGATGACTGGAAGAAAATGCCGAAGGTTGAAACGCTTCCGGATCCAGCAGAACGCAATTGGTCACTGGCTGCCAGAGAGTTTCTCGGCTGCCTGAATGGGGTTGATGTCTCGGAATACTGGATAAAAAACAAACCAGAACTACTCAAAAGGACTGAACCCTGATGCTGTTTAGCTGCTACTTCACAGGCTTTCCCGATCCCCAGGGTAAAGGCCAGATGCAAATTGACGATGACACCAAAGTGGAACCACTCATCAGCGATGTGGAACGCTTGGGGATTGAGCTAATCATCTTTCACGACCTGCTCTCTGATGAGTTTGTTTCCCGCTGGTCAAGCGAACTGGTTTCCTTTTCTCGGGTTCCGGTCTCGCCGATCTATTCCGTCTGCGATTACCGGCACTTCTGTATTCGCGACTGGCTCGAATATCACGAGTATGTAACCGTCTGGTACTGCGATCTGTTTGATGTGCGAATGAACCGCAGACCGGAATCAATGCTGGATCTGTTCCCGGAGCACGATCTATTTCTGGGTATCGAACGCATCGAATGGAAGAATAACAAGGCCACTCCAGATGGCCGATGGATGGTCAATAAATTCAAGCAGGCTTACGGTGATGTTCCGCCCGAGTCACTGAACCAGACGATTCTGGCAAGCGGTCACTGGGGCGGCAAGTATCACATTGCAAAGAGCTTTGTTAATACGCTATGTGGTGAATTCGAGCGGGTCAAGGCAGCTCGTAAGAACTTGAACATGGCTGTCTACAATCAAGTTGCCTATCGGTACTTCCCGTTTTGGGCTGAGGGGGCTCCGTTCAATTCCGTGTTTCGAAAATTCGATTACTCGGCAGATGTTGTTTTTATCCACAAATAAGGAAGCGGACTATGTCTTTTTATGATGCAGTGGCACGGGTCTGGAATCAGGATCGCGACTACTCACAGGGGGCAATCGGCAAGGAAGTGTGGGACGCTATCGCGACCCATATTAAACCGAATTCGAAAACGCTGGAATTTGGTTGCGGACTGAGTACCCTGCTCTTTAATTATGCGGGACACCATCACACGGCGATCGACAATAATCAGAAATGGATCGATCTGGTAAAGTCGCACGAACTGACAGTACGAACACAGATCGTTCATTCCGCAATAAACAGTCTCGGCTTTTATCTTAATGTCCCCCCCGGGCCTTATGATTGTGTTCTGATCGACGGGCCAGCCGGGGAAGGCAAACGCAGCGGCGTGATTGAGATTATCGAATCGCTGGTCAAGGAAGGCGCGGTCATTATCGTGGACGACACGAACCGGCCCAAGGAAAGGGCGCTGTCGGAAGCAATTCAGAATCTGCTCTGTGCTTCGCAGGTAATCGAGGGTGACACATCGCATGGCCGCAAGTTCGATCTGATCATTGTTTGAAATCGGAGCAACTGATGTTCGAAGAATTTTTGTTAACACAGGTCCGCAGTCGCGGCATTCAGTGCGCAAT